TCAAGAACACCATCAAGAAATTCCCAAAGAATGGCGAAAGCAAATTTCAAGAAGTAAAAAATTACCAGATGGAACACCACGCCCATATTGGGTTAATATAAATGACCCAAATTATAATAACCCAGACCCAAATATAAAGGGGGAGAGTACATGGGATGAACCACCTGAAGTTAAAGCAGAAAGAGAACAACAAGAAAAATTCGATAGAGAATATGATGAAAGGGAAAGAAAATTAAAGGAAAGTAAAGACCAAAGAGAGGCTGAAGAAAAAAGAATAAAAGATAGTAAAACCAATAAAGCGAAAGCGTTGCGAGAACGTATGATGAGAAGAGCAGCAGATAAAGGAGGAAAAAGAAAAACCAAAAGAAGACAAAATGCTGGGTCTGGAAAAAGACCAACCACGAAGAAGAGAGGGGTATCATGGAAAGATGAGCCTTACGCAAAACGATTTCCTGGAATGGCATCCTCTCTGGTTGAAAAAGGATTAGGTAGAGCTGCTCCCTCCATTAAGAAAGGACCTACTCCAGGCGAACCTTGGGATATTGAGAACCAACTAAGAACTACTCCAATAAAATCGGCAATCAAAAATAATAAAGGTACTACTCCACCCGAACCAATTGGACTACCAAGACCACATGGATTAGGAGGCAGAAAAAGAACAAAAAGAAGAAATAATCAGAAAAAAAAGAGAACTATTAAACGCAGAAAGTAAAAAAAATTGATTAATATTATGTTATTTATTTATATAATATATAAATAACATGAAAACGATTACGTATAACGATATTAATATTATTGTTGGGCAAAATTCCAAAGAAAATTGGAGTTTACTTGATAATACAAATGAAAACTATCTTTGGTTTCATTTACGTTCTTTTCCTTCTTGTTTCGTTATCATTGAAGATGAATATCCAGATAATTTAACAGTACTTGAAGCTGCTACTATATGTAAAGAACATACAAAATATAGAAATTTAAAAAATTTAAAAATTAATTATACACCTGTCAGTAATTTAAGAAAAGTTGGAAAAGAAGGAACTGTTGAGTTTCTTAGTAATAGAAAAGTATCCACTATATCGGTTTAATTTATCTGCTCATAAAATTTTATTTTTTTACGAAGAGCACGTATTTTATATTCCTGTATAATACACAATTTAGATAATTCTTCATGCTCAGTTAAATCACTAATTTCTCTATAATCAACTCTTGGTTTTGTTTTTAATCTGTGAGATCTACGTACGGTTCTATTAGTATTTTCCATTATAATTATATACAATCTTTGCTTTTATATTATTTTTTTAAAATGTTTATTAATATATTAATGAATACGCTTATATGTAGACACGATGCAGGATTTTTCTCATGTTGTACAGTAAAATTAAATGAAATAATTAGTTATATTAATGCAAATAAAAGTTTGCCCACTAAAATAGATTGCAGTAAGACATGGAAATTATATAATCCTTACTGGTTTTTGGATGATAGAGATTTTCAAGATATAACATATAATTTTTTTGAAAAAGATGATACTATTATTACTATTACACCTTATTATAAGCCATTATGGAGTATATCTGATTATAATAACACACATGATATCAATACCATTATTAAAAAATATTTTACACCAAATGGTATTATAGTAAATAATTCTAATATATTAATTCGTAAATATAAAATTTATGTTAATAATTGTATTGGATTATACGTTAGAATGACCGATAAACGAAGAGAAACAAACGTTGGTAAATTTGAAGATTATAAAAATAAATTAAATGATATCTTAGTTAATGAACCGAAATTAAAAATTTTTATCGTAACTGATTCAACCGATTTTTTAAATTATATCAAAGAACATTTTAAATCCATTATTATTATTAAAGAATTAAGAACATCTACCTCTACTACTTTAGGAATACATAAAAACGGTGATGCAGGAAGAATAGATAAAAATTTAATTGAAAATAATTATAATGAAATAATAAATTATTTATTTCCTGCATTTTTAATTTTATCAAAATGTAAATATTTTATTTGTAACTCCAGTAATTGTTCTATATGGACAGTATTATATAGAAAATCTACTAAAAATGTCTATGAATTTTCAAATAATACATGGATTGATTATAATTTACAAAAATAATAATAAAAACTAAACTTATATTAATAATATGCTACAATATTGGACTTTTTGGAATTATATTTGGTGGTCATCTTATAAAAATAATATGTGTGAACTATCTCCAGCATTAAGATGCTCTATTCTTACTACTAGTATGGTAGGGGGATATATGGTATATATTTATCCTCGTAAATTTATTATAAGAATTAATGACAAAAAATTTCTCGTTCCATATATTGCGTTAATTTGTGGTGATTTCTATTTTCATCAATATCCATTATTTGATATGATTTCAAATTATGATTGTTATACAAATAATAACTGTGGTGGTAATGTTATAGTTCCATTTATATCATGGTATTCACTATTAACTATTTCAGGTGTAAGAAAACATAAAATATATGGAATTAATTTACACTATTTAATTGGAGCATTTGGTGCAATTACCACTTTATATGGATTAAAATATCATACTAGCAATTTATTACAATTGACTAATTTTAAAAAAAATTGATATCATTTTTTGAAATAATATAAAATCATTATATAATAAACAATATGGATTTAAATCAAAGCAAATTAACTAAATCCGAATGGGAGTCTATTGAACGCCCTGTTGATAAAGATGAAATGAAAATTATTAAACTTATTTCTAATGGATTTTATGATATTGATATTAAATATAATGAAAATGAATCATTAATTACCTTCATTAAACTCAGCGATGTTACTGATCCTATGCATTATCATTTATTTAATATTCATTTTATATCACCGATTAAAGAACTAATTCAAAAGTATAATATAAATTATAATATTCCTGAAAAACCAAAAAATATGGGTGCCCTTAAAAAAGGTGACGCATTTAAATTAGAAAATAAAGATATGAATTATATCGTTAATAATTCAAAAGTTATATATGATTTTACAATTATCGAAGCTATTACAAATTTATTAAAATATTATAAAAAATCTAACAAAAAATGGAAATATTTCTATTATACTTTGTCACAAATGAAAATACAAACAATTAAAAATGTTAATCCTTTTGTAATCCATTTTCAAAATTTCATATTAGACAAATTTAATAGTGAAATGAATATAGATAATATTATTGAAAATGCACAAGAATATATTGAACAAAATCATTGTTTAATACATTATTCAGATGTTAAGTTATATAGTCATCAGAAGGATTTATTTAATATATTTAATAAACCATTACAACCTAATCATGAACCACTTGATACTAATAAATATACATCTAGAACGAATTTAGTGTTATATATTGCTCCAACTGCTACTGGTAAAACGTTATCACCTATTGGACTTTCTAAAAATTATAAAATTATATTCGTTTGTGCTGCAAGACATGTTGGTATTGCACTTTCAAAATCTGCTATATCTGCTGGTAAAAAAATTGCATTTGGATTTGGATGTAATGACGCATCAGACATTAGATTACACTATGCCGCGGCATCTACATATGTGAAGCATTCGGCTACAGGAAAAGATATTAAATATAAAGATGGTAATAAAAAAATAGATAATAGTGATGGTAGTAAAGTTGAAATTATGATTTGTGATTTATTATCATATAATGCTGCCATGAATTATATGCTTGCATGGAATAAATCACAAGAAATGATTACATATTGGGATGAACCCACTATTACTCTTGATTATAAAGAACATAAATGTCATGAACTTATCAATAATATTTGGTCACAAAATGTCATTCCTAATGTCATTTTATCATCCGCTACGTTACCTAATGAAGAAGAAATTGAAGATGTTATTCGAGACTTTAAAACTAAATTTACTATTTTAAACAAAAAGGTGATTGACCCTCTAGAAAAAAGAAAAATACAACTTACAGACCTACTTTCTACAGCAGATGATGATGAACAGCGTACTAGATATCAAAAAATGTTAGATGATAATGACGAGGATATAGCTATTACAAAACAAGATATCGATTGTTATTCTGCCAATATTTCTTCTATAAAAAGTTATGAATGTAAAAAAACTATTTCTATTTTGAATAAAGATGGATATGTTGAACTTCCACATCTAATGTTTGATAATTATAGAGATGTTTGCAAATCGGTTCAACATATTAGAAATAATAAAACTATTCTTAGATACTTAGACCTTCAAGAAATTAGTAAATTTATATTATGGATTAATAACAGATCTGATATTGATGATAATTCTTTAACTACTAGAATAATTGATACTAATTATCTGATTGATAATGTATTTACAACAATTGAAGACGTTAATATGATGAATATTAAATTAAACTATCTGAATATTCTTGAAAACATTAATACCACGGTATGGAATTGGAGTGTTATACATTCTACCTTTACTGCTCGTAGAAACTGTAAAATTAAACCTAATGAAAAAAATAATACTACTACTAATCTTATAAAAACTAAAAGTTTTGATAATAGTGATAATACTTTGAACACCGTATATGATCTTAAACGTACTATTAGTTATGACCCGCACAAAAAGACTATTCCTCCTTCTGGATTAGTTAATGTAACTACTTCAGATGCATATTCTTTAACTGATGGACCTACTATATATATTGCACAAGATGTCGATAAAATTGCTAAGTTTTGTTTAAAAACAGCACAAATACCTGCCCTTATTATGAAACAAATTACAGACGCTATTTCATTTAATAATACTATTAATAATAAACTAGACAAACTAGAAAAAGACCTCGAAGATGCTATGGCTCCTTATGAAGAAAAGGAAAAAAGAATCACTAAGGATTCGCTTCCACCCGAAATTAAAAATATGAGAAGAGAAATTAATAAACTTAATGGTATGATTAAATCTGTTACATTACCTGAAGTTTATATTCCTAATAAACTAGAACATTTAACTAAATGGACTACTACCGATACTATTAAATCACTACGTCCATATACATCTAGGATTTCTGATAACGATGTTGAAAAAGTCATGGCTATTAAAGATGTTCAAGATATTTGGAAAGTATTATTGCTATTAGGTATTGGGTTGTTTTCACAAAGCACCAGTATTGCATATACTGAACTTGTTAAAGAATTTGCTATTAATCAGAAATTGTATTTAATCATAGCAGATGGTGATTATATTTATGGTACTAATTACCAATTCTGTCATGGATATTTGAGTAAAGACCTTATTAAAACTTTAACACAAGAAAAAGCTATTCAGGCTATGGGACGCATCGGTAGAAACAAGTTTCAATTAGATTATACTATTCGATTTAGAGAAAATGAAATTATTAAAAAAATATTTGTACCTGATGAAGACAAACCAGAAGCTAGAAATATGTGTAAGCTATTTAGTACTGATTATTCACTTATTATTTAATTAATTAATTATAAATAATTATTTTTTATTATTTATAATTATAATGACAAATAATTTTTCGAGTTTTAAAATGAATAATACCCATTTCATAATGAAAGACTTTTATAACCAGGATTTTATTAATGAATTATATAATATCGTTTTTTCCGAGTATAGTTCTAAAAATACAGATGCTACTAGGACTAACGAAAAAAAACATCATACTGTTTCTGGTAATTATAACTATAATATTAAAAATATTCATCATTTTGAAAAATTTCAAGACATATTAAATGATTTTAATAATGTCATTCGTAATGCTTTGATTGAAAACAATAATAAATTTATTAATAAGAAATTTTCTATTAATTTATCTGATGTTGAACTTTGTGTTACACGAACTAATACTTATCCTACTGAAATTGTAAAATCTAATTGCATTAATATTTTTATTCCTTTACATACTTTCCCTAATGGTGGTACTATATCCATTTTCCCTAATAATTTACAAGATGATACTCCTATCAATGATATTATTGATAAATATTATAATCTTGATCTTGTTAATAAAAAACAAAATTATGGGAAATTATTCAACTATAGCGATGAAGATAAAGATAAATTATTAAATGAAGAAATATTTATTGATACTTCTCCTGGTGATGTTTTGGTTGTTAATCGTAATACATTTTCGAGATCTATACCTAATATGTCTGACCAAGATAGATATTGCCTTCAATTAATATACAACGTAACTATTTAATTATTATGTAATAATAATTTATATGGGCGAACCAGAACAATTTAGATTTACTCCAGATATACAAAAAAATTTTAAAAAAACTTTAAATGAACTTAAGGACGATGGCCTTATTAATAAACTTAAATTAACGATTAATTATTTAACTGCTGTTGAAGAAGAACTTAAAAGATTAGAAGGATTAAAAGGTACTGAACATTTTATTGACCCCGAAATTATTCCTCGACTTAAACATAACTTAACTTTAGGACATAATGAAGCTATCGGTATTATTGATCTTAAAAAACAAGATTTAGATACTACTGATGCTAACTCTGAAAAACCAGGAATTGTCTCTCCTGAACTAAAAAAAATGAGTGAAGTTAAAGGTGGAGGAACATTCAGAGCTAGTGTTGATGAAAAATTTATGAAACATTACATTAATGAATATAAGAGAGTCGATACCACTATACTTTCTGTCTTAGATACTCTTATGAAACTTGTCGAAAAAATATATCAAGACCGCACATTAGATATTAGCACAGAAAATGATATCGTTCTTCATACTATAACTGCATTAGATAGACTTGGGGAAATATTTGATATCATCTGTGAAGGTTCACAAAATCAAGAACAAGTATATTTATTAGTACAACATCAAGGTAAATTTCCTAATTCTATTTATTTTACTATTAAACAACTATTTATAGATATATTTAAATACATTACTACTAATACTAACTATTTAGATGATGCTAACAGAGAAACTTATTTAAAAACACAGCTTAGAGACTGGTACGGTTTATGGAAAAATAATTTAATAATGGATAATAAAGCTACAGACGATGACTTTACACCCCAAGGAAAATATGCGGAAATTCAACAATTGTTTAATTAATAAAATTGATTAATTATAATTAAAATATTTATATTTATAATTAATAATGAATAAGGATAATAAACAATTACCTGCTTCTAAATTTGAGATTACAGAAAATAAATTAAATGAGTTACGTGATGCCTTATATAAAAAAATGGACGAAATTGCTCTATTAAAAGACCAAATTAGACAGACAGAAAGTCAACTATGTTATATTTGTTCTTTGGATGGGCATAATATGGTTACTGAAAGAGACCCAGGTATGTATGGCGATCTATATCATGTGTGTACAAAATGCAACTATATATCGTAATTTACTTCTTTGTGAGCCCCATATATAATTGCAATCCCAGGATACTTGCAAAATTTATCCATACGAAATATGGTAAATAATTATACAAGTACCCCTTTGTTTCTGTATTCAATAACAACGTTGTTATTCTATATATTCCAAATCCTAATAACGCTAATAATGTTATCATTCCAAAAAAATATTGGTTTCCTGTTCGTCCATTTACTTTTTCATTAAAACGAAATATATATAACCAAATTCCTTGAAGTCCCGACTCTATTAGTGTATCTCTTGCTATTATATTTTTAAAACTTTCTGACAACTTTGAGTTATTTAATATTGAATAGTTCATGTAAAATAATGACGCATACAATAATGGCCAAACTATTCCAAATACATATCCTGGAGGTTGCCATAATGCTTTCTCATTATCTTCTTCAAATCTATTTACATCTAACGCTGTAAATGGGAGCGATACTAAAAATGGTGATGCACTTACTGCTATATTTTTTATCATATTTGGTTGAATATTCAACATATATATATAGTATATATTGTTTAATAATTCAAAAAATTGATTAAAGATTTATAATGACTTCTCTTTAAGAACTTCTATTTCTCTTTCTTTTACTCTAAGAAGTATTTTAAGTATATCTAATTCAGTATTTTTCTCTTCCAATTTTTCTTTTAACTTCTTTCTTCTATTCTTCTCCTCTATATAGAGTTTCTCATAATCAGGTTTCGAATGTTCATCCATTTTTATTATTATAATATTAAATAAAATTAAATAAAATTAATTCAAAATCAATTTTATTTAAATATATCCGTTGCTCCTTTTATTTTTTTTCTATCGTTGTTCCCTTCGCTATCTTTTTTATTATTTTATCTATATTTTTCTCTTGTGTACTTCCATTTACTTCAGCCGATATCTGATGAAATTGATCCGCTTTCGGAGTATGTGGTACTTTACATTGAGGATTTTCATTTATCCATTGTCCAAATTGTTTTATATTATTTTTTGATATTGTATCTATTGCCTTCTTCATCTCGTCCCTACTTGTTTCACCTTTCTCCCAAGTATCATTATTTTTTACATAAAGTGTTTCTCGTTTTGTATCTGTGCAGTGTATCGGTCTTTTATCCTCATCCATCTCATCTAAGTTTTTGATAAATATATTTGAAATCCCTTCTACATATCCCTTACTTCCTTGGGTTTCCAAATCTGATAATTGTAACTTTATTTGATCTACAAAATCTGTTATATTCATCGCATCTTTACATGTCTCTTTTAAGAATATATTCAAGTTGAACTGATTATTTGTTGTGTTATTTGTTGTATTATTTGTTGTGTTTCCTAATTTTCCTTCTTTTACTGCTGTTGTTAATACGGTTGTTAAATTACTAAGTTGTTCTGTTAGCATTTTATTTGATTTTTTTAATTCATTTATTTCATCACTACCATTCTCTTTTTCGACATGATGATTATTTTCTGATTTATGTTGTATTTCTAATGATATTTCACATCTTTTTTTATGAGCCCAATGAGCACTTCTTGATTTATATATTTTATTACATAACTCACATTCAAAGTATTTTACAACTGGTTCGCAAATGATGTGTTTTTCTTGTTCTGGTTGTTCTTCTCCTGTTCTCAATCTATGTTTCCGTGTCTTTAAATGTCTATTAAAGTCACCTTTTTTACTACATACATAGTCACATAACTCACATGCAAATTTATTGATGTTTTTTGACGCTTTTTTTTGTTCTGTCATATATAATATAAGAGAACATATAAAAAACTTCTAAATACTTTACTATAAGTTATTTATTTTAAGATTAGGGGTAAAGGGTAATTTTTGGGGTAAAAGGGTACTTTTTGGGGTAAAAGGGTACTTTTTGGGGTAAAAGGGTAATTAATGGTAATTTTGGGATAATCTGAAAAAATGTCCAAATTTTTGAACACTTTTGAACCGTTCAAAAAACCTATTTTACAAATTTTTATATATAATTATATACAATACAATTATGGTTACAAATAATAAGTATAATATGAGGCTTTTGTCTAGGTTCAATAAATTTTGAACAAATAGGCTTTTTTGAACAAAATGGGCTTTTTGAAAAATGGACATTTTTGAAAATGGACATTTTTTGAAGCGTAAAAGAACATGAGAACACATCAAAAACATCTAGCCAATTTATAATATATATGCTTTTATGTTTTGACTGTTAATCGTCTGATGTTTTTTGTTGTTCTATTTTGTTCTAAAAATCATCAAAAATGACGCTTTTTTGAAAAATGTCCAAAAATTTTTTAAGATTTTTGGCCAAAATCTCGATTTTTGTCCAAATTCTGAAAAATGTATTTTTCCTAGAGAATGCTCTAATTTTCAATATATAATTTTAAGGGTTGTTATTATAGTATTTTTTTTGTGAGAGGTTGAACTCCCGATTTCAAAAAAGGACATTTATTTTTTGTCCATTTTCAAAAAACTTGTATACTTTCCCCACAAAATTTTTACAGTTCTAGACAAAGATGAAAAAGTAATATAATAATTGGGAGCATAATGTAGGAAAATCGTCCTTTAATTTTTGGGTTTAGTTGATTATGTTTTTCTTAATGTATAATATACAAATGTCCATAGATAAAGAGTCACGAATGCCAACAGAAGACACAGGTCTTCTACATAGATTTGGATTTAGAAGAAATATAAGAATAACGAATTCATGTGATAGAAAAGCATATGTAATAGTAGCACCGACACCAATACGAACAGTAAGCACAATAGGAGTAGAAAAGTTGGGTAATATAGAATATGAACAGCACGGAGAATATAAAAGTGAAGAGATGCTAATATTACCAGGACATACAAAATATTTTGAATTAGAAACAGCAAAAATATATGTATCAGTACTAATTGAAGTGACAGATTGTAATTGGAAGCAATGGAGAAAGAATCGTTTAATAAATTCAAGTACAGAGGATTATAATATAACAAAGTATGCAATAGATGAATGCTTCGAGGAGTCATTTTTAGACTATTCAAGAAAATAATATAAATAAATTAGAATAATATATAATAGTATATGGTATCAAATATAGTGAAGGGACACAAAGGAGTAATGGATTTAGATTTAGACCTAGTACCGAAAGAGTATTGGAAAGAGGCAATAAAACAACATGAACAAGATATAAAAGAATATAATATGGATCAAGACAAACTACCTGAAAGACTCCGATATGAAAATACAATATTAAGAATAAAAAAATTGCATGAAACAGATAATGAAGCTGCAACAAAAAGGAACGAAATAAAAATGGACGAAGAAGAAAAAAGAATGAATATATATAATAAAAAAAAATAATAAAATAATTATATATTTTATATGAAATTAATGAACTCTGTCAAGAAAATTGTAGATATAATTAGGAAGAATTTTATGTTACTTTGTGGAATATCATTATTATTGTTACTTTTTATATTGCAAAGGTCAGGAAACGGAATAAAAGAAGGACACGATATAGGAGAGTCGCATACTCATGATAATGCGGTGGTTCATGAAGGACCTATAGGTGAGCAAGGAGACCCTGGGCCTCGTGGTGATTTAGGAATGAGAGGAAAGAAAGGAGAAGCAGGACCAGTTGGAGGTTTAGGTGCTCAAGGTATAGAAGGTGAACAAGGTGAACAAGGAATACGTGGAAAGAGAGGATATAGAGGTAAAAGAGGATGGAGAGGCCCCCAAGGCCCTTCAACATTTTCGGAAAGAGAAGAAGATTTGATAAGAGATGCCGTGCGAAATTCAGATACATTAACACGTGGTTTAGCACAAACACAAGCGGAAGTATCTGAATTAAAGAATGCATTAGCAGAAGACTATTCAGAAGATGCAGTATTTACAACAGCAAACACTGAAGATATGTTAGTATCGGGAACAGAAGAAATACCATCAGAAGAGACGGAAGGTTTCTTTTCAAAAATTTTTGGTTTTTAAATATTATATGAAATAAAATAATTTTATATAATATATGAAACTTTTGACAAATATATACAAATTATTAGTTCCGAAAAGTAAATTACTATTATTATTTATAATATTAGTATTGCTTTTAGCATTAGGATATTTATTTAAAATGATAGAGGAAGAAGATGATAGTGATGATGAGGATGATGAAATAGAAGGAATGCAAGCAGCAGATGATGACCCTGAATTAAACGATGCTCTTCAAAAAATAAGTAAAGAAGAACCAATATTAGGAGGACCAAGAGGTAATATAGGAATAAGAGGTAAAAAAGGAGAAACAGGAATTCAAGGAATTCAAGGATATCAAGGTGACCAAGGTGACAAAGGTGACCAAGGTATAAAAGGAGATAAAGGCGTACAAGGTGTCCAAGGTGTAAAGGGAGATAGAGGCGTACAAGGTGTGCGGGGTCCAACAGGACCAGTAGATAAAAGAGCTTTTAATGTAGCGATGGATAATAAAAATGAAATGGCAGATTTAATGGCAAGAACAGCGGCGGCTGAAGCAACTGCGGCAGCAGCATTAAGAAAAGCATCTATACGACCAAGAGTACCGAGACCTCGTAGAAGAAGAAGGAGATGGGGTATATTCTCTGATATGAGATTAAAAACAAATATAGTACAAATAGGTTTATCAGATACAAATATACCAATATATAATTATAATTATAGAAATTTTATGGATAAAGTAGATGGTATAGATATAAGAAAAACATATAGGGGAGTAATTGCACAAGATTTAATAGAATTGGGATTAAATGATGCAGTAAAAGAAATAGATGGAATATATTCGGTGGATTATAATAAAATAGATGTAAAATTTGAAATATTATAAATAAAAATAAAAATATATATTATATGGCCAGACTAGACAAGAAAGTATTAGATAATGTAATCAAATTCAACCAATTAATAAAAGAACGAAATATGTTTATAATTGTTGGATTAATAATCGTGTTATTAATATCTGCTTTTTTAAAATATTTTAATGTTTTAGAAGGGTTTGGTGATTTAACAAAATCAAATATAGGTCCAGTAACAAATGATACTATGATAAGAAAAGCGACATGGGACGGAATAAAACAAGATGTATTCAGAAAAACTACAAATGAAACATTACAGAATGAACTTAAGTTAAAGTGGAAAAAATTAATAACAGAAAAAGAGGGATTACATTATGCTCTTCACCGAGAATTTCCTTATCCAGATACAGTAAAAAAATGTGTTTTAGCTGAGCGTGAGAAAGAGTATAGAAATAGAAACTTAAAATGGGGCAAAAAAGAGATAACAAAAGAAAGAAAAGATTTAGAACATTATCAAACAACATTACCAATAAGAAGTTTTGTAAAGTTAGCAAAATATAATAATAATGGGTGTTTACGAAAAATACCTGAGTTAGAATTTTTAAATAAATTAAATGATCCAAACGAAGGTGCAAGAACATTTGAAAATAAAGAATTATTTTGTGAGCCAGGAATGAAAGATTTAAAAGCATATGATATTTCTGAAATGAATGGAGAGAAAAGAAAAAGAAATCCTCATTATGTAGCATCAAAACAATTAGAAAATGTAACAGGTTTTACATTTGTAGATAAACCATGTAACCCATGTGAAGATATGGATAAATGTAAATTTGCATTAGATAATAAAATAAGTCCAGTAGCAAAAATGTATTGGGGTATAGAGAACGCATCAAATTCTCAAATGCTATAAATAATATATTATAAATAATTGATTAATATATTATTCATTTAAAATTTAAAAAATTTTCTAGCTTTGTAACTAATAAGTACAGAAAGAACAGAAATAGAAAATATAATTACGGAACTCGAAAGAGGGACTTGAGCATGATGCACCAACATATGCATTATTTGTCCCTTAAAGGGTAAGGTGTTAGCACCATTTTTAGGTTTGACTTCTTCTTTAGTAGCGTATCCCTTTGCTAAATGTGGCAAAAGTAAATTTAAAAGAACAGCAACTAATGCTGAATATACAGCACATTTTATTTCACTAGGAGGAAACATATATATATATAAATAAAAAATTATGCAATAGTATATTCATTTTCCTTATCGATAAGAAGATCATGACAACGAATTTCATTTTCATCAATATCTGATAATGCTTCAATAACATCATCAACCAACGGTACTCTATGCCATTTGGCTTTGAACTTAACAATATAAGTAGTAATTCGGTTAGCAATAGATTCTTTAATTTTCGTAAGTTCTATTTTGTCTGCTTCTTCTTCTTGTGCTAATACCTCTTGTCGTATTTTGTCTGCTTGAGTAGTTCTTTCTAGTGCTCGTTTGTTTTCTTTTTCAAATTCCGCTTTTGCTAATGCTTTTGCTTCTAAATCAGGTCCATTTCTTTTTTTCTCATCTTCTTCTTCCCGCCAAGGATGTACATCAAGTTCAACAGAATTTAATTCACCTAATATATCGGGTTTACGCAAATATACAGTACTTTTATTTTTTTTAGTAATTTCATCCTTGACTTTTTGTGCAATATTATCACCTTTAGGAGTGGCAGGTTGGTCAGCGTCTTTTGGAAATAATTGAGCTTCAAGATCATAAAAATCTCTGATACTTCTTCTAGGATTTGCAACTTTCCATTCTTTTTCTCTATCTTTTTTTTCATTTAATTTTCTTCTTTTTTCAACTTCTCTGGGGTCAGAAAAGCAGTCATAACATTTACAGAATTTAACACATGGTCTAAGCCATGGTGCAACACCCTCACCACTTTCATCGCCATATAAAATACGTTGTTTTCGTGATTTTAATTCTTTGGTAATTCTAATTTTGTCGTCATCAAATCTGAAAGCAAATTCAGCGATAACTTTATCTTCAATATTAGGACTTACTTCCATAAGTCTATCAAATGTTTCTTTAAATTTTGTCATACAGGTAATAGGTGGTTCTCTTTGTCCAGGAACATCGCCATGTTCTCTGGGGTCTTTAGCTAACTCCATCTTAACATCTCTAACAAACTTATCCCATGATAGATTAGCAACTCTGTGTGATTCTAAAAGTTCATTAACTTTTAAGTATTGTGAAATAGTAGTAATAATTCCTGCGATTAAGTTAACAGAACCAATTGCAATAACAGCAATAGGTTTAATATTTTCAGGGAATCGTTCTTGTGCAAAGTTAGCGGTACCAGTAATAGTAGACATAATAATAACAGGTATAGTATACCACATAGCTTTACGTCTATATAATGCAAAAGACCTTCCGTGTAGCCATCTATAACATTGAGCTTTATCCGCCCATTCAATTAAAACTTTTTCATATTGTGCGTCCCATGGTGGTTGATTTAAAGCGGGACCCTTCGATGCAATAGATAAATTATCATCATCGATTGGTGGTTTAATATCATCTTCGCCCATATTATTATATGTTATAATTATTTTATTTTTATATTTTTAATTTATATATATGGATGAAAATTTTGCGGAACGCAAAAAAGAATTTGAACAAATATTAGATTTAATGAAATCAATAAAAAAATTATCGGTTAAAACAAAAAAATCAATTGGTAAAATAAATGACTTATATATTGGTTTAACCGAAAAAACAAATGATCCGGTAGAGTTATTTGGGCTAGATTTTTTTAATTTTCAATATGAAATATACTGCAAACAATATGATAATCAAATGCTGTTATTGAACTTTCTAAATAATAGAATTTATGGAGATTATTACAAATTGTATAGATTAATATTAATGTATGTAAAAAGTAGTATAACTAGTGATTCACTAAAAGCAATAGTAGAGTCTAATAGTAATTTACCCAAATATGATAAATTAAATGATACTGTAGTATATCCTGAGGAGGTATTAAAAACAATAAATACATTTGTATTAAGTGTTTTGGAACAGATATTTACTTTTTACAAAGAGAAAATGACAAATATGAATTCTAAAGTAAAATTAAGCAAAAAGGGATTTTGTATAGGTAATTTTGTAACAACTGTAAAACACAAAAATGAAATGATAAAACATCAAATAGAATTATATGAAGGATATGTTAAATTTTTTAATGAGAACCACATAAAACAATTATTGCAGGTAAAAGACCGACTTCAAAAAATATTTGATGAAATATCAACAGATGTAAGTTTTGCAGGTGATGTAGATATATCAGATGATGATACGGATGATGAAGAAGAAGTAGAAGATGGAATAAGTGATATAACAGGTAGTGTAGATAATGAAGGTGTAAATTTATTAATAAGTCCTAAGATGCCACACCCTTTAATGAGACAAAAAAGTACAGATGCAATTCCAGTATCAACAATTGTAAATAACTTAGGGGATAATGAAGTAAAAGCATTAAAGGTTGAATTAAAAGATGATATACCACCTGCACCAACATCAAGTCCATCCTCAGTACTGGAACAACCTAATCCAGAACCAGTTGTGTTAATATGTGAGGATACAACTTGTCCTAAAAAACCATTTTTTAATCATCCTGGAGAAACAAAAGGTAGATTTTGCAAGGACCATAAAAAAGAAGGAATGGTTTATATAAAGAAAAACGCTTAATTTATTTAAAAAATAATATTTTATAAATAAATTAAAATAATTGTTGTTTTTGTGTTTTAAATTTACTATAAAATGTTGTTAAAGGATTAAATATTTGAGTACAAAATAAAAAGATTACAATAATAAATATTGTTTTATAGCTTTCAAGTTTTTTTCCATTCATGAAAAAATAAATAAAAATAGCAAACCATAAAATAAAGAACATTTGTAGTGAAAAGATTAAGGTTTCCATAAATGATTTTGCTTTAGAACCTTGGTCAAAATCTGAGTGATAAAATTGGAAAAAAACCATTCCAACTTTTCCAGATGGTTCAAAATAATATTCATAAAAAGATTTTGAATTAAATAAATACATAATAGTATCAAGAGCATATTGTGGTAATAAGTAAATAATTGGTGCTTTTGTGTAACATTTAAAAGAATAAAATGGTTTATAATTCATCTTATCTTCAATTGTTTCATCCCATGTATTAAAATCAATAACGCTGTTAATATTATTAATAATATTAGCATTATTGCATGATTTTAAATATGAACCACCTCTAGCTGGTCTTAAACTGATTTCAATAATTTTATCAGATCTATATTGTACATTAAGAATACCACTATATCCTGCCATATGAGCATGAACCCAATTAATAACAGATTCAGGTGGCTGGTGTTTCATACTGATCGATTTCCAATCGTCAATAAATCCTTTTTGTGTATCTGAATATTCAAGTGTCATTTGCCATTTGATTTCTCCATTAAGAAGAATAAAATCAGTCATTCCTTCTTTTGCATCAATAAATTCTGACCACATCATATCATCATCATCCATATATTGAAGTGCATCCTCGTATTTATTAATTTTATAACAACCCTTACTTGATGCAGTTTTGTGTCCCCATCTAGGTTTAATAAAAATAGGATATTCAACATCTCTTTTATGTAAATTTTTTAATTCTCCACATTCCATACCGCATGATTTTGCAATCCATAATTTATCATAAACAAAGTTGTATTTTGGATATTTTTCATAAGCAAGTATATCATACATGGGAACACTTTTAGACCAGTTATAATCGTATGGGTCTAAATATGGATTAAATATACCTAACATATTACACCAGGTTTCATCGTAATTTATTAAAAAATCTAATATAAATCCATTATTACTCATATATTAATAAAATATAAAAACATATTATTAAAATATAATTCACTTCATTAATTTAAAG